ATCAGGGACAATATAATAATTAGGTTTAATCTTCTCACACCAAATAGCGTATTTGTCAGCATCAAACGCTTCTTTTAGTTCAAAGATAGAATTATCTAATAGAATTTCTCCATTAGGTACCTTAGCTCTAAATTTTTCTAAAAACCATTCTTTATATTCTTCTTGCTCTTCCATTAAATGAACCAAGCAATATTGATAATCATTATACTCTACTGACTCTGGTAGTAGAGCTATAGGAGATTCGTGAGACACCTTAATCGTCATACAAGTATTATAGCGTCTCCACAATAAAGATCAAGTAATAAATAATTATATGGCTTTTAGCTTTAACACATTTGTAGAAGATCAAGAGCAAGCGGCGAAAGATGTTATACGAGCTGTAACTCCTACACAAGTAAATCAGCTAGCAGAAGCATATAAAGAAGGTTTAAACGCTAGCCCGAAAGAAGTTATTAATGAGACTATTGAACAGTTTACTGGGGTTGACTTAAGTCAAACAGCAGGTATTGATGGTGTTGGTCAGAAATTAACTGAGTTTGTTAAGAGTCAAGCTGCAGATTTAACCAAACAACTTGAAGCACAATTACTCGGTTGTATAAATATGCATATTAGGGACTTAATGAATAAAGTTCCAGCTATAGATTTTATTATTAATTTTGAAGATAGAATCAATAATATATTAGGTAATTTTAGAAACAAGCTAGAAAGAAAGATAGATTCAGAATTAAGAAAAGTCGCCTATCAAAAACTAAAAATTCAACAAACTACATTATTCAAGCAACGAATTTCAGCAAAAATTAAAAATATATGTCCTGGAGCTACTCCAGCAAGTACAGCGGAAGTTGAAGCGTTCAATAGTAAAGTAAAAGACCTATTTAATAAACGTAAAGAAGGTACCGCAACTGCTGAAGATGGCTTAACACTAGTACCTGAATCAATAACAAAGACCGCGGAACAAGTACGAGCAGTTCCTAGTAAGATGCGAGAGTTAAGCGAGAAGTTCAAAAAAGAACATCGCGAGAGTGATAGAAAAGTAAAAGAGACAGCAGTTACTGAAGCTAAAAAAGTACAAGAGGATATAGAGAAAGAAATTGAAGAACAGCTAAATAATACTAAAGCAGACGATATTGTTATTGAAGATCTTATTACGAGTAATATTGCCTAATGAGTATATATGTAAATAAAAATCCCGATACTAGTAATACTAAAAAATATTTTGGTAATTATCTAGGTATAGTTATACAGAACAACGATCCAGAAAAAGCTGGTAAAGTTAAAATTTGGATACCTCATATTTCTCCTACGATATATAAAAACTGGGATGAAAAAAATGAAGACAAAGCTTTTAAGTTTATAGGTAAAAATATTGAAAGTGATCTAACTGATATTGTTGAGGACTTAAAGAAAGTTTTACCGTGGGCTGATAGTGCAGCTCCTATAGTTGGTAGTGTAGCTCCTGGTAGGTACAATGCGTTTGACCAAAACGCAACAATATCTGATTCTAATAAACCTAATTCGTTATACCCAAATGATGACGTAAAGTCAAAGTATAATTTAAATGACGATAACATAGGAGAAAAACCAGCTAGAAAATACGAGATACAAGAGTTAAAGGTTAATGACGCTTTTGCTGATAAAGATAGAGTACCATTTAATAATCTTAATAAACATTCTCATAGTTACGTACCATCATCTTACTCAAATAGCGCTAAAGGTAGTTTTAGTATACCTAATGTGGGTGCTCATGTATGGGTATTTTTTGTCGAGGGAGACCCTAATAACCCGGTATATTTTGCTACTACTCATGGAGACTCAGAGTGGAAGTCTATTTATGATAATTATGATTCAGATGGTGTGGATTATCCAGGAGCATTTGAAAACTCTTCTAAAGATTTAGATCCTAATTATAATCATAATACTGAAACATATAGAAACAAATATGTTATAAATCAAAAAGGAGGTACAATAGAAATAGTTAGTACCGATAATAGAGAGATTTTAAAACTTACTCATTATTCTGGTTCTTTTAAAGAGTTTAATAATGAAGTAAATATAGAGTTTGCAACTAATAATAATCAAAAACTCGTACAAGGAGATGAGTTCTTTACTGTAGATGGTACTAAAAATGACTATGTAGGTAAAGACTATGATCAAATAATTATTGGAGATTATTATAAGAAAATAGGTTTACAGTATAGAGAGGATCAAAAAGACTGGAGAGACTTATTAGAAGCAATAGCTGACGCAAAACAATTATTCGAACTACGTAGAGCAGAGGCAATTGCTGACCCAAATGATTTTATTAAAAAGACATCTGCTGCTCAGAGTAGAGTTGGTTCGTTTGCAGAGTGTCCTTTATGCACAAGACCTAGCGCGGCTCAAAATATATGGAATAACATTTATTCATTTACATCTGTTAATCCTAATTTTGATTATAAATATGGTATTAATACGTTCAATCACTCTACTGAGGTTACATCTACCAACTCTGATACCTACAGTAAATTGTTTATACCTACAGGTGCTGGTAATTTCTTAGGTGATGGATGCCCGGTGTGTGGGGGTACAGGTTTGAGTCCTTCTAGTAGAGATGGAGACTGGGAAACTGAAGATAAAGATAATCTTATAATTACTTCTCTCAAAGCTCGAATTGAAGATATAATTAATGCGGAAAAAAGATTAGGAATGGGCGGTAGTGAGATTGTTAATATAAGTAAACACAAAATAGAGAACATCGGTTTAATGTATAACGATTTCCCATCTATTAGAATAGATGAAGTTGGGAAAATTGAAAACAGTGAAGTAAAAGTATTATCAAAAGGTGTAGTTACTTCTAAAGAAGCCTCTGCGTTATTAGAGTATGTACATGTAGATGATTTTCCAGGTGGTGATTATACTCAAACTATAGGTAATAAGTGGAATGTTCTTGTAGGTAGTGGAGGTGTAAGTATAAAATCTACAGGTGGTTTAGATATTGGTGGTACAATAACTAACATTGCTGGTCAACAGATTAATATTGGCTCTGAGTATGAGACTAATATATCTTCAAAACGCGTTAGTATTGAAGCAGAATTATTAACTCTAAGAAATAAAAACAATAGACAAGTTCTCGTTGATGGTAATTTAGGTATTAATCAAAATGTTGTTGTAGGTGGTAGTATGCATGTAGAAGGAGAGTTAAGTGTACATCATATAACTGCTCCTGTTGAAATACAAGAAACTGAGCCTGTAATAGTATATTCTGAATTAGTTACTGGTAAAAAATTTAAGTTAAAACTTGTTACAATTCCTGGTGATCGTTGGAATGAAGGAGAAACTGGTTTAGTAGAAGTTGTGGCGTATGATGATACTAATATTATTAAAGCTCACGCGCATACCCATCCATTCAAGAATGTACCTCTTAAGTTAATGGAGTCAAAAGACGATGTAAGAAAGGTAGCGAAGAGAACAACTGATAAAGAAATAAGGACATCAGCCATTCCGGTAATACACGAAAAGAAAACTGCTGAGACAGGTCCCAGCAGTTAGCGCTACGTTGTTAATTATTTCAATTAACCAACTTGTACATTAATAACCTTTGCCTCTTTACGAGGTTTTCTTGGAATATCAATGTTTAATACACCATCAGTGATTTTCGCTGTTAACTCTGAACAATTCATATCATTGCCCGGGACAAACGAACGAGTATAAGACTCTTCCTTTGATCCAGTTTTGGTAGTAATCTTTCTCTTCGCACTCACATAGATGTGATGCGATTCCTCAGAAAAGGTAACCTTAAGGTCTTCCTTTTTTACACCAGGTAGGTCAATTTCAATGTGCTGTCCTGCTTCACTCTCACTAAATCTAATGTTATCATTAGAGAAAGATGCTGGAGGAGCAAAGTTTCCATCGAAAAACGTATTGAACAAGTCAATTGCTGGGCTAACCGCCCCCTGTTTTGGGTATGTTAAGTAATTAAATAAGTTAGACATAACGTAATTATTTATAGTATATGTCTATAGAAAGGCAAGATTAAAGTGATCTCTCGATTTTACGACCTGTGCGGATATTTTGAATAATAGATTTTTTTAGAATTCCTATTGTTACAGTGATAGTAACAGTGTCTCCAGATATTACAGGATGTCCTTCTATTTTCCCTGGAAACCTATATGTTTTGATAATACTTCCTTTAGTAGTATTTCTCACATCGAGTTTTACAGAGCTACCTTGTTGAGTTGTAACAGCGTAAAATGTCTCGTTTTTATTCATTATAATTATTTATTAAACAGCTTTATTAATGTGCCCTTATTATTAAATATTTTATATGGCAGAGGTAAAAAAGGCTAGATTATTTTTACGTCGAGGTCTAGACACTGATAGACTATTAACTGTTTTATGTGAAGGTGAGCTCGGCTACTCTACAGACGCGTTTCGTGTTGTCGTAGGAGACGGTACAACGCTTGGTGGTAAAAATATTGATTCAAAAGTATTTGTTAAGACAACAGCTAATTACGATACCACATTGTTATCCGCGGCATCAGCTGCTGGATATGCTATGCTTGGAGATTTAGCCGCATTCCCGTCTAATGTATATAATAATGCTGCTGGTGTTGCAAATACTATAGATTCTACTCATGCCCTTACAGTAAAAATGCTCACCGGTTCAGATAACTCGGCTGCTGCGAGTTGGGTTAATATAAATGACAATATTCCTTTCGGTAATATTTCTGTTAGCGCTGATGATATAACAGGGGATTATCTTTCTGGTGGTACTATATCAGGACCCATAAGTGTTATAGGCTCATCTACTACTTTATCTGGTGGAGATGTTATTATAGGTGGTAATGGTTCTGCTGAAACATTATATTTATCTGCTGTTGCGTTGAGTGCCGAGGGAGGAGCTGTCCCATCGAACAATATATATCCTCTTGGTATAACAAACTCCGGGGCAGTTACTGCTCTTACGGGTGTAGAGAGTTTCACTAATAGAGCTATTGAGCATAGAACATATTATATGTATACCTCCACCCCTGATGGTGCAACATATTCTGCCAATGGTATAGATAATGTCGCCGGAGCCACAGTTTCACCGCAGAACGCTGCGATGGGAACCTTTTTATCAAATGAGTGGCCAGACTCAATAGAAGGAGATACAGCTCAACTTTTATGGGGAGGTTCTGGTAAAATTAAAACTATTAAAACAAAATCATATTTGTTATTTGACGGCTGGTTAATAGCTAATCTAACTAAATCCTCAGGAGCTGCGAATGTATGGAATGTAGATGAATGGGTAATGTATCGAGATGGAGCTTCTTCGAGCCCGAACACTGGTTCGCTCGCTACCGGAACAACAGCATAGTGTTTTTATATGTTTGATATCATACAAAACAAGATAAAAAACTATACTGATATAATAAAAAACGTAGAAAACAACAATTACAAATGGGAACATAGAGATCTTGAAACAAAATTAGGTAAATCCAACTTTCATACACTTCACGAAGATGATATGAATACTGAGTTACTTAATTTAATATTAATTAACTTTGATAAAAAAACATCTATAGTTTATAAATTTATACAAATACAAAAATACAACCCTGGAGATTATATATTACCTCATAAAGATCATGTACAATTAATTTCTAAGCTACATTTATGTACTCTTACAACATCTGATCATGACGGGTTGGTATGTGAAGACGTCGATGGAAAATATCATTTTATACCAGACAGAGCTGGTCAGTATATAGACTTTCCTTTTTTTAGTTGGCATTGGGTAAATCCCGTTAGAAATAAAAGATATAGTTTAGTCATCGGAGAATAAATAATTTTATTATGTACGCATTTTTTAAAAAAAGAGATAAGCAGTTTGTTGGTTTTGCAGAAAAAGTTCCAAACCCAGCTGTATATTTATCAAAAGATGTAGGGGACATAAACCCTCTAGAAAAAAGATGGTTAGGCACATATGAAGAAGGAAAGGTTGTACCTATAGATACCCCTGTAGATGATTATACAGATAAGTTTCATATTTATGAATCAAGCTTAAAAGCTGGTGTTGGTAGACGTATAAACGGAGACCATAAATTACCGACTCACAAGCAAATAAATGCCATAATGGAACAAATAAATTATATGTGCGAACAGTTAAATATAAAAAAGGTAGATAAGTTTGCTAATTGTTATGATACAATAACCGCTGAGCTTGAATCTATGAAGAATATTATATCTAATGCTGAAAATCATTCAGACCAATATGAATATATAACTAAAGATAAAATAGAAAAATATCTTATAGATAGATTTGTGTAGAAAAATATTTAATGTTCCCATGGGAATACTATCCATTCGTTTTTATCGAATACTCGGACTATATTTTTAGGAAGAAATTGACTATTTGGTTTAAAGTATAGCGTCGCATACGTCCAATACCTACCTTGATTCTCTTTCTCCCAATCAATACTTATTTGTTTTATTTTTCTCAAAGTGAGTCCAGTGTCTGCTAAGTCATCAACTACTAATACTTTTTCATCTTTAAGTTCCTCCCAGCCGGGAAAGCTTATTACTTTTACAATATCATCGGTTGTGTGAGCTCCGTCCCGAGGTTTGTCTTCTTGATATGATTTAAGATTAGCTGATAGTAGTTTGTTTACTTTTAGTTTTTTTGCTAGAAGGGTTGCTGGTATCATGCCACCGTTTGCTACTCCAATGATACATGTAAATTGCTCGCTCTGGAGGTTATTAGCTAAGGTTTCACAGTCGTCTTGTATATTTTGCCAGGTAAGATACGTTTTCTTAGGAGATTTCATTCGTCATTTCAAAATTAATTTCTTCTCCCATATATTTTATCATTTCCTTAAGTTTATCAACTACTTTTTCTTGCTCAGCTGGTTCCATTTTTTTAGACTCTTTATATATTTGTAATATAAAGTCTGGAGTTATTGTTTTATTCTTTACGGATTTTCTCACTATAATTATTTACATAATGTTTATGAACTTCAATCTGTAAAAAATAGGTAAATTTGTTAAATAATTAATAATGGCAAGTTCTATATATAGCGAAGTTACATCTGTATCAACTGGAGTAGGGTACGAAAGAGATAGAGTATTAGACAAATTAGTTGATGCTACTAAAGATCTACCATATACAGTAGATGATATAACTATAAGTCACAACGATTTTGCTGTTGCAGATGTGATAAATGATAGTATTCGAAAACTATATTTAAATTATATTTTCCTTATAGCGAATTCAGAAATTATTAGCGAGAGCTCTCCGACTGATAGTTTATCTACAGTTAGTGTTAATACAAATTATACACCCGCTATAGCGGCAATTACAACTACTCCTACTAATACACTATCTTCTCTATCTGCTTATAAAGAAACATTGTTAGTTAATAAAACAGACTCTACAGATAAACTCACGTTATTTAATTATGCAGTAGATAATTCTGTTGTATTAGATTGTAACACTGATTTGAGTAGTGTAGCAGCGATCCTGTCTGGTAACGAGGTTGAATTTAATAAAACGTTTGTCTTTAGAGAGATTGTAAGTGCTGACACATCGGATACATTATTATTTGTATTAGATAGAGGATCTAATACGTGTTATAAGTTTGATATTTCTGGATTAATAACTAACGATACAGCTATTAAAAGAACAGGTGTTACAGACGAAAAAAGACCGGGAAGATATTTATTAAAAACTATAGGTGGTTCCGGTTCAGGAGAAACTAAAAACAAATTAGATAGACCATCTGGATTATCTATACATGATAATAAAATATATATCTTAGATAACGGTCATAGTTCTATAAAAATATTTGATTTAAATTTTAATTTTATAAATGAATTACATATACCTAATATTTTTAATAATGTAAATTATGGAGAACCAGTCTCTATAGTTGTAGATCAAATATCAGATACAAATACTAAACCACGAGGATATATTTTAACATCTAGAGGTAAAATAGTAACATATAACATAGATAAAAATACAGCTCAAGAACCTAAAGATTTATTCTCCTTTTACGATACAAGATTACAAGTGTTGTCTGCTAAGAGTATAGACGATACATTTTTTAAAATTGTAAACAGTAAGGTGAAAAAGAACGTAATATATATTGCTAATATAACTGGTATTTACAAATATTATAAAACTCACCTTAACAATTTTGCTGATCAATTAGATATAGAAGGAGTTGGTGGTCCTGGTCTCGAAATTGGTACCGAAGATAATCAATTACAAATATTATCGTTCGATACTGAAAAACACAATAACAAAGAATATATTGTAGTTACTGCTAGAAAAAACGGTACCGGTGAAATTATAAACTATTTCTTTATTGATGAGCATATCACCACGAAATTATACCACGACAATTTTTATACAAATTATTTTACTCTTTCAAGTATAAACATATTACCGCAAGAAGTAGTAAACAATATTAACCTGAATAAGACGTTTAAAAAATTATCATATAATCATTATTCATTCTTTGAAAATTTAAATAAAAAGGTTTACAGTTATTATAAAATTTCACGAAACTCAATGTACCCATCGTTATGCACGGTAGTACCTCATAGTTTTACTACACCTACTGAACTACAAGATGATAAAAATTTATACATTGGTGTAAATGAGCCTTTACTAACTGATGTAGTGAATAGGCCATTAAAAGCCTTGTACAACCAACAAGTTGCTTTATTTAACTTAATACAAGAGGAAAGATTAAACTCTAACCCTCCAGTAGATTATACAATACATTTACCAGGGGATACAGAAGTATATCCAAATGTAGTAAGTACTCAGTCAGATATTACGTCTGCTGGTGGTCAGTTTATTCCTATTACAATAACTAGAACAAATTTATTAACATCTAGACCAGAGTGTAGTTTTAGATATTGGACAACATTAGGGCCTAATACATTATCTAGCGATATCTCTTATATTGATGTAAAAAATAAATCTGTAGGTGTGTTTAAGAAGAATGAAGATACACAAACAATAGGTATAAGAGTTAAACATTTTTATTCCGGTACTAAATCTTTCTATTTAAATATTGAACCTAACTCAGATTGTATTATAGATGATGATGTTACAACGGTTAATTTAACTGCAAATCCTGATTTTTATAATGTTAGTTTATCTGCTTCAACTGGTACAGTTGTAGAGGGCAATTCATATAGGATTGGAGTAGTAAGACAGAGAACTGATGGTATTGATGTATGGTATGATCCGGATTTTGATAGTAGTTCGGTGAATATAAAAATTACACCTTCGAGTAATATAGCTAGCGACGAATACACTCCTAATGTAGCTGGTGGGTCAGCATATGCATACACGTTTAACGATATCGCAGATTTCCCGCGAACTTCTGTTACTAAACAAGCCTCAGCTAAAGAAGTAGGAAATAGAAGTACAATTACATTTACGGAAGATTTAACATCAATAGTATTTGATTTAAGTGCAAGTACAGATGTAAAAGAAAGAAGAGGAGAATATTTTACCGTTGAGATAACTAATCCATCTACAGGTACATCTTTAATAAATCCAACAAAACAAATTATCAGTCTAACAGACGATATTAAAACTGCATCATTACATGTAAGAGATCTATCTGGCTCTTATCGAGCTGACGGAACAAGTACTACTCTGTTAAGTAATATTAATATATGGGAAGCATTATCCGCTAATACTGAGTATCGGGCATATTCTGCAACTCATCCATTTAATGTAGATTTTACTATATCTGACCCAATATCAGTGTTTTCAGTTGACACGGCTTCAGCCGCGGTTATGTTTGATGCCAGAGGTCATGCAGATGTAATTAGTACAGGAGGTACACAAGGAGCTCTACCTATAACAAATAATACTCTTACTATTAACGTTTCAACTGACGCAGCAATAGTAGGGAAAGCAGGTGATGGTGGTCACGGCACAGTATGGTTGTCTGGTGCTGATTACAGTTTTGACGACCCTGACGCTGCCAATGATAATGTAGAATTTAAAGATGGTGGAGATCCCAATATTGGTGGAGGTATAGGTATTGGAGATATACCAGCAGTTGTAGCATACGATACCTATAATGACCCAGAGGATGGAGAAGTAAATATTGATGTAACTAATTCTATAAATATGTTTACAAATAACTTCCCAACATTAACTATTAATAATGCTGGGAAAATATATGGAGGCGCTGGAGGTGGTGCTGGTGGTTTACCAGCTGTCAGCGCTTCTCTTATGCCTCATGTTTCAGCATTATCCGCTGGTAGCGGTGGAGGAGGAGGAGCTGGTATCCATATTAAAAACAGAGGTTTAGCTGGAGTAGCAGCAAATGTTTTTGATAGTTCTGCAGACACCTTCACACGAGACACAAATTATGAAGATTTATATTTACAAAACGGTGCTGTTGGTGGTGTAGACGGTACAGGAGGAGCAGGTGGTGGCTTTAATACCCAGGGATCTGGTTATCCTACGGTTACATTTGATAGTGGTACCGTAGCTATAACATCATATGGTATGATGTCAGGTACAGACGGTGGTGCTCTTGGTGTAGCAGGAGAATCAGATACAACGATTGATTTGACCTTTTCACCAGACGGATCCATTAATAATATTGATTCAGACCTTTATTTAAGAGCAGGAGGTACTGCAGGTATAGCAATAGATCATCCAAATAAAACTGTAAATAACACGGGAACAATACTTCCATAAATAATTGTAAATATTACATCTTATAATAAGTAATAGTACATATGAAGTTCAGTCAATCGGCGCAAAGCGCCCTGGCTCTATCTAAAAGTTATGCGGAGGAATTCAATTGTAGATACGCAGGGACGGAGCATTTACTATTAGGGTTAATTGAAAGTAAAGATGAATATTTAGAACAGACATTCAATAGGATTGGTGTGGATATACTGCATTTAATAGATGTAGTAAAAAGTATATGTCAATTAGAAGAAAATAATAAGCTGTTTAAATCAAACGCTGGACCGAACTTCACTCCTAGAGTTTTAAAAATAATTAACTTCGCTAAAGGCTTAGCTCAAAAACTTAATAAAACCAATGTAGATGTCATCCATTTATTTTTATCTCTTCTATATGAAAATGACGGAGTTGCTACATCTATATTATCTGAATATGGTTTAAACTTTGATAATGTTAAACTCGCAATACAAAGCGAAATAGGTCCATTACAAAATGAAGATGTATCTGGTGGTTTTATTCCAGAAAATTTAGAGCCTTATTTTATAGATCTCACCTATCAAGCTACTACTAACGAACTTCAAAGTACATATGCCCGAGATGCAGAGTTTGAAAAGATATATTTAACATTAGGTAAAAAGCATAACACTAATATTATTATAACCGGTGAGCCTGGAGTTGGAAAACGATCTGTTGTATATGAATTAGCCAGACGTATAAGTAAAAAAATTACACCTACTCATTTACATGATAAGCGTATATTAGAATTAAAATTAAAAACCCTTATAGGAGGTACAAAGTTCAGAGGAGATTTTGAATCTAGAGTAGATCTCTTGCAAGATTTTTTAAAGAAAAATACCAACGTTATTTTATTCATAAATGATATAGCTTTAATAACTCGTTTAGATGGGACAGCAAATATAGAAGAATACTTTAGTGAGTTATTTAGTAATGATGATATTAATTTCATAGGTACATGTACAGCAGATGATTACAAAAAATATATAGATGATATAACTACAATAAGTTCTAATTTTGTAAATCTAACTGTAAAGGAAACTACTGCTGAAGAGACATGTAATATACTAACAAACGTTTTATCTTCTTATGAAAAATTTCATGGTGTAAAGTTTGAAAAAAATATTATAGAAGATATGGTTTTATTATCTTCTAGATTTATTACTGATAAAAGTCAACCATCTAGCGCTTTAGATTTATTAGATGAATGTGGTTCTTATATAAAAAATCAATGTAACAGTACCTCTGAAAAGCTCGTACAAATGCAACAAAAAATAGATGAACTAAATAAGTTAAAACTACAAGCTGTAGAAAATTTTGAATTTGAAGAAGGTTTAAAAATAAAAAGAAGAGAGGTTACTCTTACTAACAAATTAAAAAAAGAAATATCTAAAAGTAAATTAGAAGAGTTTGAAAAAACTATAGATAAAACTATTGTAAGAGATATTCTAAGTAAAAAAACAGGAATACCAGTAGCGGATATTAATGGTAATAATTTACCAGATTTACTTAACGTAGAGAAATCTATAAAAGAAAAATATGTATCTCAGCACAATGCGATAGATTCTATATTACAGCATTTTAAAAGAGTAAAGACAGGATTACAAAACCCGAATAGACCATTAGGTTCATTTTTATTCGTAGGGCCTACAGGTGTAGGTAAAACATATTTGTGTGAATTAATTTCTGAATATTTTTTCTATAATAATGAGAACTTTTTAAAGATTGATATGTCCGAGTTTATGGAACATCACTCGGTAAGTAAATTAATTGGTTCACCTCCTGGTTATGTTGGTTATGGAGATCGATCTGTATTATGCGATTTTATTAAGAACAACCCTTATAGTTTAATTTTGTTAGATGAGATTGAGAAGGCCCACCCGGATGTAGTTAATATTTTCTTGCAAGTATTAGATAAAGGAGAATTGACAGACAGTGTAGGTAGAAAAATTAATTTAAAAAATTGTATTATTGTTTTTACTAGTAATATAGGAGCTGATCTTTTTGATAAAGAGAGTATTGGTTTTGGTGGTTCCGCTATTAGCTCTCTAGATTTAGAAAACTCATTACAAAAGTTTTTTAAACCTGAGTTTTTGAATAGATTATCAGAAATAATTAGATTTGAGCATTTAACTGAGATTGATATTTATAATTTAGTAGATATCGAAAACAAAAAATTCATTGCAAAATTGCAGAAAAGTAATAATATTGAATTTGTACTTAGTGAGGAAGCGCGTGATTACATTGCTCAGCAAGGATATAGCCGCAAATATGGGGCTCGTTTTCTCAATAGGTTCTTCGAAAAACATATAGAAACAGAAATAGCGACATTGTTAATTAAAGCTAAAAACAAACCGAAAAAAATAACTTGCATAAGCAAAGAAAATAAGTTAATATTTGAGCCATGTCTATGACAAATTCATATAAGTTCTTGGTAAGGGATATTTATACTAACGAAAAACGTGAGTTTGAATATCAGTCGAACGATAAGGACCCGCGAATCGTACATAAAGAAGCACTTAAGCAAATTAAGTACGAAGAAGATATCGAAAAAGTGTACACTAATAAGCCAAACGATAAAAAAGAATACAACCGTTTAGTTTATGACAAAAGGAAAGGTTTTCTCGACTAATGAACCCGACTGGTCGTAATATCGTGGATGCCTTAGAGAGTGTCTTTTCGGGAGAAGAGAAAAAAGCAACAGCGAATCTTTATAATTATCTTTATAATTCTTCTGGTATTGGTGAACATCCTGATGTAGTTGCAGAAGCAAAAAAGTTAGTTGAAGAGATTGAACACGCAAGACATTGTAAAGAAATAGCCGAACAAATTAAACAACAAATTAATAACTAAAACATTTCCCCTTGTAGTGTTATAGTAGACCTAGGTGCCTTCGGGCACCTTTTTTATTAAATAATTATATGCCACCTGTAGAAATACTTACAATGTTCGGAGGGTCCGTTGTCGGTTTCTTTTTTAAGTTGGTCGCTAAAAGAGCTGAGATGGAGCAGAAGAGGTTTGAGATGTTAATGAAGGCTCAAGAAGCTGCGGATAAGTCTGCGGATAAAGCCGTAAAGCGAGTGGGTATCGAGGCAGGTAAATGGGTTAGACGACTTATAGTTATTAGTGTATTATTTGGGGTTATTCTAGCTCCTTTTATTATTACATTTTTTAATCATCCTATTGTGGTTGAAGATATTATAACTAAGAAAGTCCTCTGGGGATTACTAGGTACAAAAACAGAACCAGTATTCGTAGAAATTCAAGGCTATTTATTAGTTCCAGAAATCAGACAAGCATTAACTGCTATTATAGGATTCTACTTTGGCCAAGCCACAATTAAGACTTGATAATAAGTAATTATTCATTAAAATAATTATTACGAATGAATGTACTTAAGCGTGATGGCAGAACAGAAGAATTTGATGCAAATAAAATCCATGAAGTATTATTTTGGGCCACCAAGGATATAAAAGGGGTTAGTGTCAGCGAAATAGAAATAAATGCTAAACTTCAGCTCTTTGATGGTATTAAATCAGAGAGTATACACCAATTATTAATTCAATCCTCTGCAGATTTAATTACAGCTGAAACACCAAACTACCAAATTGTTGCAGCTAATCTGCTAAACTACTATCTCCGGAAGCAAGTATTTGGGGTATCCGATAATATGCCTCCATTAATAGATGTTATTAAGGATAATATTAAGAACGAGGTATATGATAAAGAGATTTTAGAGAAATATTCTGCAGATGAACTCGATCAATTAGATAATTATATTAAGCATAATAGAGACTATCTTTTTGTATATGCTGGGCTTCAACAGTTAGTAGATAAGTACTTGCTCAAAGATCGTCATACTAATAAAGTATACGAGACTCCACAATATATGTATATGCTTATCTCAATGGTTCTGCATAGTGATCAGCCTAGTAATATAAGATTACGAAAGATTAAGTCTTTCTACAATGATATCAGTACTTTTAAAACGTCTTTGCCTACACCTGTTATGTGCGGAGTTCGGACACCATCACGTCAGTACAGCTCATGTACACTAATAGATGTAGGCGATTCTTTACCATCCTTATTCCATTCAAACACTGCAGTAGGATATTATACAGCTAATAGAGCTGGTATAGGTTTGAACATGGGCAGGATAAGAGCTGTAGGTTCTAAGATTAGAAACGGAGAGGTAATACATACAGGTGTTATACCGTTTCTTAAAATGTTTGAATCTACAACTAAGTGTTGTACTCAAAACGGGGTACGTGGTGGATCCTCAACAACTCATTTTCCTTTCTGGCATAAAGAGATTCAGGAAATCTTAGTACTTAAAAATAATAGAGGTACTGATGATAACCGTGTCCGAAAGATGGATTATTCTATTCAGTTTTGTCGATTGTTCTATAAACGATTCGTACAAAATGAAAACATTACATTGTTTAGCCCTCATGAAGTTCCGGATTTGTATGGTGCGTTTGTAAGTGATAATGAAGAGTTTGAGAAGCTATATGAGCAATATGAATCTAGTAGAAAAATATCTAAAACAAAAGTACCTGCTAGAAAGCTATTCATGCAATTTTGTCAGGAGCGAATAGAAACTGGTAGAATGTATGTAATGAATATCGATCATACTAATAGTCATAGTTCGTTTCTTGATAGTGTGAGCATGTCAAACTTATGTCAGGAAATTACTCTACCAACTAATCCGATAACTCATATAGACGATACTGATTCTGGTGAAATAGCTTTATGTGTATTGTCAGCTATTAATGTTGGTGCTATTAGTAATCTTGATCAACTAGAAAAGATATGTGAAAATATAGTAACATCTTTAGATTATATTATTGAACATCAGTTCTACCCTGTCGCAGCTGCTCTTCATATGAAAAAGCGTAGAAGTATAGGAGTTGGTATTACTAACTTTGCATATTTTCTAGCGAAAAACGGAGTGAGTTATGATGATAAAGAGGCTCTTGATTTAGCCGATCAATTAGCTGAAGCTATTCAATATTTTCTCCTTAAAGCATCTAACAAATTAGCCCAAGAAAAAGGAGCGTGTGAATGGTTTGATAAGACAAAATATAGTAAAGGACTATTACCTATAGATACATATTGTAAAGAGGTAGACAAATTAGTAAAACGCAAGCTAACATACGATTGGGAAGCCTTACGAAAAGATATTAAGAAGTATGGTCTTCGAAATAGCACTCTAACTGCATTAATGCCTTGTGAGAGTTCATCTTTAGTAACTAATTCCACTAACGGCATTGAACCTCCTAGGAGTTTAGTTACAGTAAAGAAATCTAAGCAAGGATTAATTCCTCAGGTTGTTCCAGAGATACAGAGATTAAAAAACAAATACTCTCTTGCTTATGAAATGAATGATAATAAAGGTTATATAAATATTTGCGGTGTACTACAAAAATATTTCGATCAAGCAATTTCTGCAAATCATTATTATAATTTCAGTAGATATGAAGATAACAACTTACCATTATCTATTGTAGCGAAAGATATCTTACATTCATATAAAGTAGGTCTTAAAACTTTATATTACGCAAACACAGACGACGGTAAGACAGATAATAATCTAGAAGATAATGATTGCCCAGGTGGTGCATGTAAGCTATAATAACAAAAGATATGAAGAGTATTATTAACATAAATAACGTTGATACGACTAAACAACCATTGTTTTTTGGTGAGGGATTAAATCTGCAAAGATACGACAAGTACAGATATAAAAAGATTTATGATCTATTCTTGCAGCATCTAAGTTTTTTCTGGCGTCCGGAAGAAGTAGATTTGTCTGGTAAAGAGAAAAACGATTACGAAACTCTTACTGATCATCAAAAGTTTATTTTTACTAAAAATTTAGGCTATCAGATTCTTTTAGATTCTGTACAGTCTAGAGGTATTAGTCATTTACTAGAGGACTGTAGTAATCCTGAGCTAGAAGCGTTTGCTAAGACTTGGGAGTTTTTTGAGACACTTCATAGTTATTCCTATACATATATTATCAAAAATGTATATCCGAATCCATCAGAGGTTTTCGATAGTATTCTTTCTGATCCTGAGATTATTAAACGTACGACATCAGTAACAAAATATTATGATAGTTTGATAGATCGTATCCCGGAAGATAGTGTTGACGATAGAAAGAAAAAACTATATCTTACATTAGTTAGTATTAATATTCTCGAGGGTATTAGGTTCTATGTTTCCTTTGCATGTTCATATTGCTTCGCACAGAACAAGACAATGGAAGGTAATGCTAAGATTATTTCACTTATTAATAGAGATGAAAATTTACATCTAGCCGCTACTCAAAACATCCTCAAGTATCTACGAGATAATAAAGAGGAAGGTTTTCAGCATATTGTTAAGGAATGTGAGCCTATTGTTGAAGAGATGTTTAAAAATGCCGCGCAGGAAGAAATGGAATGGGCTAGGTATTTGTTCAAAGACGGTTCAATGTTAGGGTTAAACGATGAAATATTAATTCAATATATGAAGTTCTTATGTAACAGGAGAACTAAAGCTGTAGGAATAAAAAACGTATTTGAAGATACAGTCAATCCTATCCAATGGATTAAAAACTGGACTGAGAGTAAGCACGTTCAAGTAGCTCCACAAGAAACACAAATTGAAACATACAAAGTCGGTTCCTTTAAGCAGGATACTTCTGAAACAGACTTTTCGGATTTTGACTTTTAATCTTTTTTGTTTTTGTTAAACCTAGAAAGATCTAATTGAGGAAGTGGTTTTTCAATCTTAATGTTTATTAGTCGTTCGTTTTGGACGACTAATTTACTACCACCTACTATAGATCCATCTACAACATCATATATAAAGAATACAGTTTTAGTTAAACCTACTCTTATAATTCTGCCCGGTTTTCCATCAACATAAACTACATCATCTGTTTTATAATCATTACCCCAAAATACAAAAATAGAAGCTACAAGTTTGCGTATACTAGACTGTAATAATAAAGCGACTACACCGGTTGCAAATATCCAACCATACTCGCTCATTAGCATTCTTACAGCCTCAGTAAGTTGTTGAGGTTGTATATTCTCTGATCCCATATAATTATTTAATTGGTTATCGCATAAATAATTATGATGAAGAAAATAATTAACATTGTTAAAGAGTATAAAAAAGAGATTGGTGGTCTTCTCCGACATGTCGTAACAATCGCAGGCGGTGTTTTAATCGCTAAAGGTTCTCTTACAACAGATAGTTATCATCTAATTATTGGTGCTTCTACAAGTATTATTGGTACAGGTTGGTCATTAGCTAATAAAATCGCTCAACGTAAAGAGGTTAAGGTAGCTTTATCAACCGATCCTGTAACCGGTGATGTTACACGTCAGTTTAACGAAGAGACAAAGACGTGGGAAAGCGCTGATCCTAAAGTAGGAGTTGGTACATCTGTCGGGGTTGGTACTTAATTAATATTTTTTAACACAATCTACAGTCTGCGGCATAAATAATTTTATGCCTGCAGGCTACCTTTATATTATTTCTAACAAATCTTGGCCCGGATGGATAAAGATAGGGTCGACACGAAACCTCAAATCCAGACTTCAAACTTATCAAACAGCTTCCCCTAATAGAGACTATGAAATTTTATACTCTATTAAACACCCGCTCTACTTACAAGCTGAAAAAAATATTAAAAGGCAAATGAAATACTTTGCTAAGCAAATAAAAAACGAATGGTATGAAGTAGATCTAAATATTGCAAAAGTTCGTTTAGCAGAACAACTAGATAATTACTTTTATGGGGAGTGTGATATACAAGAACAATATCATAATAAACAAGTAGATCATGAGTTTGGATACGAATTACGTGTTGGTACTTAACAGCGGATGGGTACCTATAGGAGTAAAAAGATTAAAAGAAGCCATTACAGCTGTATATGATAATACAGAATGGCAATTACTTCATATTGAAAAAATACAAGATGAACTATCTATACACCCTGTTTCATGGGAAGAGTGGCTACAATTAGAAGCCCCGGATCAATCTAATCATATAAAGACATTAAGAGGTAATATAAAAATACCTACTGTTATTATTTCAAAAAATTATTCTAAAGTACATTTTCGAAAATTTAAACCAAACAAAACAGGTATATATGTAAGGGATAAAGGTACCTGTCAATACACAGGTAAAAAACTTACAAAAACAAATTGCAGTATTGATCATTTAATACCAAAATCTCGCGGTGGTACTAATACGTGGGACAATATGGTATTGTGTGATAAAACTATCAACAATAAAAAAGGCTCAAAACTACCAGAAGAGTTTAATATTAAAGTAAAAAATAAACCAAAAGAGCCGCCGGTTGTACCAGCGGCTCAGTTAATTACTACTCGACATTCAGATTGGGAGTATTTTATTAATTACCAGTCTTTACATGCTTGATAACGAGGTGTACCTGGTTTAGCAGAACTACATTTATGTCTAGCTCTAAAACTTTTCCTCCTTTTAGTGTTAGACTTACCCGATACTTTTACTCCTTTTTGACCCCAATGAATGCGTTTGTAGCCTCCGCCCCCAGGCTTTCTCACACACTTCATCCATTTTTTACCTTTAGCAGTACTGCTTGCTTTTTTAGTAACCTTCGTGCATTTAGCGCTCTTTTCATTTAATTCATTTTCGCAATGATAATTTATAAAACGTTGAGCGGCTTTTGCAGTATTGTTACTTTTGTTTTTTTGTTTAGATTTTATAGATCTCGCTTTAGAGCATGTTACTTTACCTTTGACCTGTCGCTTGAGTATACCTGGTCTTACAGGATCATGTACATCTTTTTCAGAAGCTATTTTTTTAGCTTGCTTTTTAAGGTTTTTTCTATACTCCGGGTCATTTTTCCAGGCACTTGAAGTCTTGCCTTTTTTCTTAGCTTTATTTATATTATCCCATAACCCTTCATATAAAGCGTTGAATCTAGGTGTCATACAATTATTTATGGCTTAACATAATAAATAATTAAACAATATATGAAAACCTCGAAGATATTAGATAGTTTATTAGAACAGTGTGATGCATGTAGTGGGGATGCGTATATTCCACCTTCTACTAAAATTGCAAAGCACGATGACGCTAGTATGGCTATTAGCGATCTTAGTAATTTAATTGAAAATGCTCAGAAGTTACATGATATGATCCCTGAGGACTACCCATTAGAAGATTGGGCAGAAGCAAAAATTACAAAAGCTACAGATTATATTAATTCAGTACTCAAATATATTTCTTATGATGTAGAAGGTCAAGGAGAAGCTCCAACCGACAGTCCTGTTGCTATTTATATTTCTACGTCACCTAATATGATGAAAGAATCAGAAGATTATTATACAGATAAATTGCAATATATTACTAATATCTCTTCGAAAATTCATGCTGTAGATATAGATGAAGAAACTGGTAGTATTGTATTAGAGTTTGAAACTAAAGACGGTTATGGTTATTATATTAAATATAATGCAAAGACTGAACAATATGAAGACATAACTATCTCTGAACCCGGTCAATCTAATTATAACAAAGAAATGTCTGAAGATGAGTTTATGCAAACAGAAATCGCATCTGAGGTTGACAACGAAGTAGATAATTTAAGCCAATACGTATATGAAGTTTAAAAAATATTTTGAAGAAAGTAACTATTACAACGAAACTTTAAGTAATAAGTTTTGGGATAACTTTGAGTTTAAAGAAGATGTATTAAAACCTATACTTAAGATTGTAGATGACTTTGTAGCTGATGACGATCACATTAATGCAGATATGATTGAAGACATCCAGCTTACAGGGTCGCTAGCTAACTATAATTATTCTGATCATTCCGATTTAGATGTACACATACTTTTAGATTTTGCGGATATAAATAAAGATGAATCTATAGTTAAAAGGGCTTTAGATGGTAAGCGTTTTATTTGGAATCTAAAACACGATATTACTTTTAATGGACATGAAGTTGAGTTATATTTTCAAGATATTCACGAACCTCATGTGGCTTCCGGTTTATATAGTCTACAAGATAATAGATGGATTAAAAAGCCTAAATTCGAAGCCCCGGAGGTAGATCATGGTGATGTAGTTAAAAAGGCTGATGCTTTTAAAAAAGAGCTTGATCTTTTGAAGGAAGCAATGGATAATGCTTCTGATGAAAAGGAGTTTAGTCTCGTTAATAAGAGAGCGAAAAAATTAAAAGATAAGCTTATGAAAATGCGTAAGGATGGTCTAGCAAGTAAAGGAGAGTTTTCGATTGAAAATCTCGCTTTCAAAACTTTGCGTAATAATGAAACTATTAGCCAATTGAATGATATTATTATAAAATCATATGATTATATGTTCGCTAAAGAAGATTTAAACGAAAGAGCTGGTTTAGAAGATTGGGAAAAAGCTATGTTGAGTGCTTTAGGTACCAAGAATGATAAAAATGCTCAACACCAAAAAGAACAACCTAAACGATACCCTATAGGAATATGAAAAAATTTAAACAATTTTTTAATGAACAACAAGACGTAAAATGGCATTATACTCTTGTATCAGTTTCTGGAAGACATAGCGAACGTCACATTATTGTAAAACCGTACGGTCATGTACCTGATGAAAAAGTACAATCATTAGTGAATTATATTCTAAAGGTTGTAGATGATCAAGGAGAAGCAGGTACTGGGGAGTATGATGACTTCAATGATATACCTGAAATGTCGGATATGTATAAAGACGTTGATATAGAAAAAGCTGTTGGAGAGTATCTAATTAGTCTCGATGAATTAATACTTGTAAAACACTTTCCAACTAAAAAACAACTTAAACCTGGTGATACCAATCTTGACCCTTCTGCAAAAAGCGCACTCTTTGCTCTTCAAGGTCAAGACGTCTCCTGGGGAGATATAGCTAAACAACGCGCAGATGACTTTAATAAGGACAGAATATGAAAACATTTAGACAATTTTTTAGAGAGAATTATATTAAGTTTATAGACCCTGATACTGGTAAAGAAGTAAAGCACAGGGTTTCAGATGAATTTATTAACAGCATTATTAAGCGTAAGTCTGATAAGTTTGATTCTGCTTCTTATTTAAAAAAGATTAGAGACCATGGAGTTAGAACTGGTGCGTTTGAAAAAGGAGAAGATATTGACTCTAGAGACGTTGTCGCATTTTTTAATTTTATAAAAGATGCAGTACCTCGTAATCAATTACATAATTTTCTCAAAGAATTACCTCGGAAAGATTTACAAAAGCGGTTTAAAGAAGAATTATCTAAATCTAAAATGTTTAGTTTTTTAGATGTTTTAGATACTACATGCGACCCATCATGTAGATTTGCTGACGCTTTAGCAAAACATCCGGTGGTTCTTAAAATAAGACCAGCGACAGATCGTTATGCAACTCGAGGAGCTGCTGGTCCGGGAGAAGCCTTTTTGGCTTTTATGTTTTCTGGTAAGAAACCATCAGGCGCTGGAGATTTAGAATTAGATGATATGATCGTTGAACTAAAAGCTAACGGTGGTAGAATCGCAAAAGATCTAGATTTTAGAGGCCAAGGTAAGTTACTTAAAAGTTTTTATCCAGGTATTAATAGCTCTTATAAAGATGCATTACCATTAATATTAAACCATTTCGATAATCGAGAAGACTTAACTATGTTAGATTTTCTTACTGCAGTCTCAGGAGTAGCAGATGGTTTAGATGATATTGACATAAGATACTTTTCAAATAAGCCAATAACTTATTTAGAAAACTTTCCTACATATAGAGAATTAGTACAGTTAATAGGTCCTATACAAATGAAAAATTATTTTACTAAAATAGCAGATTTTAATACTATCGCTATTTTTGATAAAGATAAAATAATCGGCTTTAACAGAGATGTATTACAGAGAAAAAATTCTGAGCAAATTCAAAAAGAGTTTACTAGAGAAGGTGTTATTATAAAGCCTAAGTCTGTTAAAAATAGTGCTTATGATGCAGCTGGTTTTACCATTAACGTATAGAGAATTATATGATTACTAAAGTAATGGGTTATAAGGTTGATGTAGAACCTAATCGTGTTTTTATATACGACCATACTGGTGATATATGTAGCGAAGATATACCAAATTCTATAGTTAGCTATCTTATAGAAGAAGGTTTTTGTGATGAATGGATAACGAAAAGTTCTCCTATAAAAGTAAATATATATAAGAAAAAAAGTAATGATAAACTATAAAAAATATTTCTTGTTATTTGAAGGTGTTGCTGATACAGTTAATAAACATTTAACCCATCTCGAAGAACTAATACTTACAAATAAAAAGGAAGGAGCCGAGAGAGCGATAAACTATCTTACTTCTATGGCTCAAGTACTCGACAGTGATACCCCTAAGTCTGTCAATACAAATATTAAATATGATGGTGCCCCTGCTGTTGTAGTTGGTAAAGACCCTAACGGTAACTTTTTTGTCGGTAGTAAGTCTGTTTTTAATGCAACACCGAAAATAAATTACAGTATTGAAGATATTAAAAAGAACCACAGCCAAGCACCCGGGTTAGTCGATAAGCTTGTTCAAACGTTTGTACACTTAAAAGACTCAAACATTGATAGCGTTTATCAGGGAGACTTTTTATTTGATCAAGAGATAAAAGAAACAAATACTATTGATGGGGAAGAGCATGTTATTTTTAAACCTAATACAATTGTATATGCTATACCTACAGATAGTGAAGAAGGTCAAAAAGTATTAAATGCAGAAGTAGGTATTGTTTTTCATACTGAGTATAATGTAGAGTTAGATGAGAACAATGTGCCTAGATTTGAAACTAAAAAGTTTGGTGTAGATGTTCGTAATTTTAAAGTAAGTCCAAAAGTATATGTCAAAGATGCAGACTTTGAAAGTGATGCAGGTTATATAACTTTAACTAACGAAGAGTCAGAAAAGATTGCTGATGTAATCAATACATCAAAAGAAATGATTCAGCAGATTAATTTTGAAGATGTACCTGATAATATATTTACAAGTTTAAACACATATATTAATACTGAAATAAGACAAGGAGAGTTTTTAGCTAAGCCTGATGTATCCTACCAGCAATATATAGAATGGTTTACATCTAAATTAGATAAAAAAATTGAGAGTTATAAAACAGAAAAAGGTAAAGCTAAAGCTAACGAAGCAAAACAAGCATTGTTATCTATGCTCTCTTCTCAAAAAGATAATATATTAAAAATATTCAATTTACAAATACAAATTAAACAAGGCAAAGATATATTCATTGAAAAATGGAATAATATTATGAGAGAAGTTCAACTTAAACATTACTTGTTTAATGATGATGGAGATTTAATTCCTACCAACCCCGAGGGTTATGTTGCAGTAGATATAACTGGCAATGCTATAAAGTTTGTTGATAGATTAGAGTTTAGTAGAGCAAACTTTTCTATTGATAAATCTAAAAAATTTAAATAGTTGTTTCCTAAATCCTCCCCGTAAATAAAATTACGGGATGACTATAGTCTTTAATTTATTTGATTCTAATTACAACGGTAAGTTTCTTAAATCGTGGGTGAGTTTGACTACCTACTTAAACAAGACTGGTATTAAATACTATCTATCCCAACACACGAGCTGCAACGCCTTTTACGCAAAACAAATGTGTCTAGGTGGAAATGTATTAGCTGGCCCCAAACAGAACCCATATCAAGATAATATTAATTATGATATTCTTGTCTTTATAAGTAACAAGGTTACGTTCACTCCCACACAGTTCGTTAAAATGTATAATAAGTTCAAAGGTCATGATTTTTTGTCTGGTAAGTTTGATGGTAGATATAAAGCATTAGAAGAAACAGAGGACACTATTATAGCAGATTATTTAGATTTTGATTTTGTCTTTATACGCAAAGGGGTATTTGAGCAATTAGATTATCCGTGGTTTAGACCTCATGTAAGTAAAAATCAGTTCGAACAAGAATTTGTAGATATAGATATATGCAATCGTATAAAAAGCATAGACGTTAAACTTACTATAGATAAAGAAATAGAATTACAGGAAGGTAATTTTAATTTCGTAAAAGTAAAATGAACAAAACAATTGTTATATGTTGCCCAGGTGATTCCTTTTCTGGCAAATTTGTTACATGTCTAACAAATTTAGTTAAGTATCTTACAACTAAAAAGTTTAAGGTCTTATTTAGTAGTACTTATAGTCGTAATATATATGAGGTAAGAAATAAATGTTTATTAGGTAAGCCAGAAGGAGGTAAAGACCAACCTCTCTTTAATGGTCAACCATATGATTATATTTTATGGCTAGATGATGATGTAGTTTTTTCACACGAGGATTTTGAGACTTTATACAAAGAAGATAAAGATGTAATGTCTGGATTGTATTTAATGGCTAACGGAACTCATTTTGCTGCGGTTGAGTACTGGGATGAGGATTATTTTCAAAAGCACGGATCTTTTCAGTTCATACGAAAAGAAGACGTTAAGACTAGACTGTTACCATTTAAAGTTGAATATGTAGGTTTTGGTTTCTTATTAGTTAAAGCTGGTATCTTTGAGCAATTGGACTACCCATGGTTTGATCCAACATACCTAAAGATACATAAGTGTAGCGACTTCTCTATGGAAGATGTTTCGCTATGCTTAAAACTTAAGAATAAAAAAATAGATGTATTTGTTAACCCAGATGTTATTGTAGGTCATTTAAAACCTGTAGAGTTGAAGATATAAGCAGCTAGAGACAATAAATACTTACATGGCAAGTAAGGACTTTATTGTAAAAAATGGCCTGTTGGTAGGTGGGTCGTCAGCAACCGGCGGAATTACAGCCGCGAGCGCTAGTTTCCTAACCAGCATGAGCGCTGCAGCTCTAAGCGGTAATGGTACAGCGTTAACTACTAATTTTACAATTTCTGCAGGCGGAGACGTTGATGATGTAACTAGAAACATTACAGCTCTTAATGGTACGTTTACTCTTCCGTTAGAACTTAAAAATACAGGTGTTACCGCTAATACGTATGGTAGCTCAACAGCTATTCCTGCTATTACTATTGATGAAGATGGTCGTATTACTGCAGCGTCGACTAACACTATTTCTACTGATCTTACTATTGCTGCGGATAGTGGTTCTAATGATACTGTATCATTGCTTTCAGATACTTTAACGTTTGCAGGTACTAGTAATGAGATTGAAACTACTGTATCT